AAGCAAATTCATCTTCATAATCATACTTAGGTTCTAATTTCTTTGGTTGTTCTGCTGTTGGTGTAACATTGTGGTGTTCTTCATAAACTCCGGGTACAACATGAACTGTTAACGGAGGAATTGTTTCACCGGTCACTTCATCTATTATAATTGGTTGTTCTTCTATCTTAGTGATGTTTTCTTTTGGTATTTCAATTTTATCATTTGCAACTTCTACATTTTGTGTTGGTATATCCGGTACTATTTTAATAATTTCATTTTCTTTATTGACCACCATATTACTTCTTTGTTGTAATGACATATTTGCTGCTATCAATAATAACACAGCTAAGGGGTCAAATACAACCATTATTAGTAATATTACCAAACGAACTGCTTTATCAATACCATTGGCATCTTCTGTACCATATACCATGTCGCCAATATACTTGATAGGACCAACTTCGGCAATTAATTTATTTTCTTCTTTAAGAAGTGGTAATTTTCTTTTGTTGATATCTGCCAGTTCTTTTTGTGTTTGTTGAATTTGCCTATCGACATTAGCTGAGGCTGTTTCTGGATTACCAGCACGCTTCAGTAAATAATCTAAACGCTCTTTGGCAATCTTCTCTTGTTGATTGAGTGTTCGTATTTCAACAGAATTTACACCGGCTTCCATTGTGGAATCTATGTGTGCTTTGGACAAAAATCCAAAAATACCCATACTTGTAATTATCATCAATATAACAACAGCGGATGTCAAATAAGATTTTAATAAAAGTGGGCAGGTTTTCCAATTACGATATAACCATGATGCAGTAACTAATTTACTCATCTCAAGAACCGAACCCATGAAAACGATTGGCCAAAATGCGCCTGTAAAGATTGCAGCTAAACCAATAATAGAATAGTAAGCTGCAATACCTGATAATAGTAGTGCTGATAATAGTGTTAGTATGATTATTGTCATGAGAAGAAATCCTCTATCGAACTTGTTTTTTCTGTTTTCCAACCCATACAATCTAAAATTACTCTGATCGGATCCAGAAATGCTTTGTCGTATTGCATATCATAATCAATATACTCTTGCAATTCAAACTCTTTTGGTAGACGAGATGGATACGAAATAACTGTATCTTTAAATGGGTTAGGCATTTTTAGGTAAGTAAACTTAACCTTTTCACCTTCTTGTATGAGTGGATATTTTTTAGTTAGATTCTTTTGTTTTAGATTATGATTATAAAGAATAGCACCTTTAACATGAATTGGTGTTCCTTTTTTATATAAAGTTAAATCATCAGAATAAGTATTTAGACCATTAAGTCCACGAGGAAAAGATATTTCTTCTACGGGTAAAGTTTTAAATTCTTTTCTAAAATCCTCAATGAATTTGTGGATGTCATTCTCTGTGCCGCTCACCATTAGTTGAATTGCTTGTTTCATTTTCTCACGAATGGCAGATGGCGTAGATGACTTAATCATTTCAAGACCCATAACTTTCATCTGTGGTTCTTTATATTGAACACCCTCATTATTGTATATGTTAAGAATGTATCGTTTTTTGGCTGTCCAGATACCTTTGTTGGATAGGCCTTCTCGTTTCATTTCCATTTTTTGCTGATATGCATGAACATATTCAGCCAGTTCTTGATATGACTTATCAATATATGGTTGAATCTTTTCCTCACAGATTTTATCCATGAGTGTTATAACTTTTTGTTTATCCGTGATATCTTTAACAAATTTATTAACGAGTTCACCCATGCGGAGGTAAATCGAATCGGTATCAGAAGCAATAACATAATCGACATCTTTTGTGTCAAGTATCTTATTCATCCACTCATTAATTTTGTTTTCAATCCAACGAATACTCAACTGACCAGCAGTAGTAACACCAAGGGCCATACGTAAATCATAAAAACGGAAATACTGAGAACCCAAAGCACCGTAAGCAGAGTTTAGAGAGACCTTTTTGGCCAACTGAATGTTATTGTATTTGGCAATTCGTTTTTCAATTTCATAGAGTTTGCTTGGGTTTTTTTCATTTTCATATTCCTGTTTTGCAGCCAACATCATCTTTTTAAATTTACTTCTATCTGTATACATTTCTTCCATCATCTTAGGTAAGAATCCCTGAATATCAGTACGGAAGAATTGGCCATTAGGTGTTAATGTTGCATTTTCTAATTTTGTTGTATCGATTCGTTTTTTCAAAAGCCTATCAACAGAAACGCCTTGTTCTAATACACCACGCATTTCATTTGTATAGTTTTCTGGTTCAATCAATGTTTCTGGTGAAATATTATATTGCATCATCAAATGTGGATACAAAGAGTTCAAGTCAAATGAAGCAACCCAATCATGTAGGCCAACTTGTGGTACCTTAACATAAGCACCCTCAAATGCCGAATCTTTATCTTTGACTACTCGTGGTGGAACAATGATATCTTTATCACGCAGATAAGAGTATGTCAGAGCGTCCCACATACGAGTTTGTGCAAACACATCTTCAAAGTTTGATTTGGTGTCGTATGCAAGAGTTACTGCCAACTCAAGCAGTTTTAATTTATCTTCAAGTTTGATAATGAGTTCAACGTCTTTAATGTTATACTCAATAAATTTTTGATAATTCAAACGATACAAGGAATGCAAATTATCATATTCATCATATGCAATCTTGCCTTCACCAAGTTCTACTTGTGCAATGTTATCCAAACGATACGATTCTTGTGACTTACCACCTGGTGCGTACCATTTGTATAGTTCAATGTAATCGAGTGAAGAAACACCGACAAGAGTATAATCGGTTAATTGTCGATTATTTACATATGCTTTGCGTTCTGTAATAAAATTCCATGGTGATAGTTTCTCCGCTTCATCTTCACCAAGAATCTTACGAAAACGATTAATAAGGTATGGTATATCAAAGAACTTTGTATTCCAACCAGTTACGATATCTGGATATTTGTCTTTCCAAAACTCAAGAAATTTCTTACAGAGATTGTATTCATCTTTGCATCGAATATAGATTTCACCTTCTTCAACTTGATATTCACCACAACCAAATACGATTGGTTTACCATTGAGAAATTTTAAACAGATTGCTGTAATGGGTTCGTTTGCTTCATATGGATCAGGAAAGCCATTCTCAGAACCGACCTCAATATCGATTACAGCGATGGATACTTTTTCATAATCATAATCGACCATGCCTTGATGCTGGTCGGCAATAAAGGCATATTCAAATCGAGTTTGACCATAAATTTTTGGTGCACCAGAAACACCTTCAAATTGTTTGATGTATTCTCTGGCAGCTTTGATTGATGCTAGTTTTTTTTCTTCAAGATAATCACCTTCCAGATTTGTGAAGTTGGTGATTCGTTTAGATGGGAAAAATAAAGACGGATCATATTCAACTCTCGTCTTTATTTTCTTACCGTTTTGAATGCCACGATAGAGTATGTTACCACCGATACTCTGAACATTAGTATAAAAAGAACTCATTAACCTGTAATTAGTGATTTGGTTGGAGGAACAACAATTCCAGAACCAAAGATTTGATTGTAATTATTAATAAAATCTTGTGCCGGAACATAGGAGTATACTACACTTTTCTTATTCAAGGCAACCACGGCACCAGATTTTTGTTCGGCATGAATGGGAAATGGCGCAAAACCTACGTTTGGTTGACCATCTTTACCACGCACAACAGCGATACCAACAGCATTAACCAGCACAAATTCAGTTTCGGATTCCGATTCAATCTCACCCAAAACCTCTTCACCGGTCACTAATTTTAATGTCAAAATTCTCATTTATTATCTCCAAGGACTAAATAACTATGTAGTTGAATTGAAATTATATCTGATTTATCTCTCCATGTCAACCTGACATTCGGTATTCTTTATTATCCCCATCAACACAACCAAAAGAAATCAAATGTCCGATCCATTTGTTGCCGGCGCTCAAGGTGCCGCTAATACCCTCAAAGCTGCTCAAGGAGCAAGCAAACAATTAAGCGCTGTGGTTACCGACCAACAAGCGGATATGGAAAAGGCTGTTCAACAACAGCACGTTCAAAGATTGAAGGCTAAAGCAGAACAAGAATACTTAGCCACAATGGCTGAATTTAAGGCTTACGAAAAATATCAAAAAGAAAAAGCTCATCAACGAAAAATTGACGAATTGAAACTAGAAGCTATTAAAAAATATGGTAAAACTGCTTGGGCTGAGATTGAAGCAACCAAAGCAAAAATGGAAAAAGATAGAGCTGATGAATTAAAATACATGGATAAAGACAGAAATAAACAGGCTCAATTATTTTGGTGGTGTATGACGGCTGCAGCTCTGGTAACATATTTTTTTAAATTATATAAAATATAAATGAATATGCAACCAATCGTTTTCATGCTCGTTCTTATATTCTGTTTATGTTCAATGGTAATTGAATCAGGAGTGGTTAAATAAATAACTGAAATGGAGGTATTATGAATAAATTGCCGCAAGTAATATTTGCAATTGTATTGATTGGTAGTTTGACTCTTATGGCACTAGAAGCTATATCTAAAATATCCTAAATAAGTAATGTCAATAATTCATCCAATAGATTTTTGGGTATATCTTATACTCAACTGTTGGTTTTTTCCACACACACTTTTGAAACACACCAATGAACGAACTAATTTATGTCCTAGTAACAACTCATCTAACAATCATCGCCGTAACTCTATATCTACACCGTAGTCAAACTCACTTATCGGTTACATTTCATCCAGCAGTAAATCATTTCTTTCGTTTTTGGTTGTGGATGACCACAGGTATGGTCACAAAACAATGGGTGGCTATTCACCGTAAGCATCACAGTATGACTGACCAAAAAGGTGATCCACATTCACCTCAATTATTTGGTATATGGAAAGTTTTATTTGGCGGAGCTTTATTATATAACACAGCATCCAAGGATGAATTGATGGTTAATTCGTTTGGCAGAGGAACACCAGATGATTGGTTAGAGAAAAACCTTTACAGCAAACATTCCCGTCTAGGAATTACTTTGTTATTGCTAATAAATTTACTTTGTTTTTCGTGGTGGGGATTATTAACTTGGGGAATTCAAATGATATGGATTCCGTTTTGGGCTGCTGGTGTAGTCAATGGAATCGGCCACTATTGGGGGTATAGAAATGTCGAAACAAGAGAATCATCTAGAAATGTTTTCCCTATTGGTCTTATTATTGGTGGCGAAGAGCTTCATAATAATCACCATGCTGATGCTGGTTCCGCCAAGCTTAGTAGGAAATGGTTTGAAATAGATG